AGGCCGAGGAGTTTGTCGAGGCTGACCTGTTCCGCAACTATGGCGTGGATCCTGACAAGATGGTTTCGCAGATTCAGAAGGAAGGCATGGTTGCGTTGAAGGTTGTGGACTTCATGCAAGAGATGAAGAACATGCAGAACCAGTTGCTGGGTGCTGAGGGCCAGGAGCCTGATCCGGTTGTTGCGTTAAAGCAACAAGAGCTGCAGATCCGTGCTCAGAACGACCAGATGGACAACCAGATTGATCAGCAGCGCTTGGCCCTTGAGCAGAAGAAGGCGCAGGACGTGTTGTTGGCCAATCAGCAGCGGATTGAGTCGCAGGAAAACATCGCAATGTTGCGGGCGGACATGGCAAAGCAGCGGCTGAGCCAAGTCGACAGGCAGCAGAACCTTTCACGCATGGAGGCTAGACAAAATGCCACTAAAACGCGGCAAGAGTGATAAGGTAGTAAGTGCAAACATTTCCGAGATGGTAGGATCTTATGGAAAGACTGGAAAGATTGGCGCTAGCAAGCCTGCTTCAAAGGAGAAGGCTGTTAAACAGGCAACAGCAATTGCTCTTTCGAAGGCTGGGAAGGCACGGAAGATGAAGAACGGCGGACGGCCGGCGGGAGTCCCTGGTCCGTCGATGATTGTTAAGAAGAAGGACGGCAATAGGCCAGTCAAGATTTACTAAGCCCTTCAGACGGTGGCTGTGAACTGTCTGCTTTACATGGAATTAGACCATGCTGGAATACATAGAAGCCTTGCTCAAAGAGTTGCGCGCTTTGCGTGCTGACTCGGAGTCGCTTGTGCTCAACGGCACCATTACTGACATGGAGCGGTATCGCTTCCTAATGGGTCGTCTAGAAGGGTTAAAACTTGCTGAAGAAACTGCCAAGAAATTGGCTGATCGAGTCACTCAGGATCTTTAACCCAGAAGGAGAGCCCCTTGGAAAAAACCGAAACCCCACCTCTAACCTACCTTGAGCAAAAACGGCTCAAGGAAATAGCGGAAAGAGAACCCAGCTTAGATGACGCGTACGATACGCAGGGTCAGTTTGATCCTGCTTCGTTAGAAGCGTCTGTTAAAGATCGTATTCCTTCGCCCACGGGATGGCGCATTGCCATCTTGCCGTACCGCGGGTCGGAGAAGACGAAAGGCGGCATCGTGCTGTCGGAAGAAACCCAGAAGCGCACGCAGTTGGCCACGGTCTGTGGTTATGTGCTCAAGGTCGGGGATCTTGCGTATGGCGATGAGGCCAAATTCCCCAACGGGCCGTGGTGCAAGGAGGGGGATTGGGTGATCTTTGGTCGCTATGCTGGATCGAGGATTGGGATTGATGGCGGCGAAATCCGTATCTTGAATGACGATGAAATCATCGGTCGTGTGAACGACCCTGAAGACATCCTTCACATGTAAGAGGTGAATATGAGCGAAAACCCACAATTAGAATTTGATATTGGCGATGACGAGAGTCCTGCCGAGGTCACTTTAAATGAGGAGCCGCAGAAAGAAGCTGCTCCGGACGCCCCGGCTGTAGAGCAAGTTGCTGCTTCTGGAGGACAGGAAGACGAGCTTGATAATTACAGCGACAAGGTCAAAAAGCGTATTGATAAGCTGACTGCTCGCCTGCGGGAAACCCAGCGGCGCGAGGAAGCGGCGCTTGAATATGCCAAGAACGTTCAGTCTCAGCTCCAGAACATGCAGCAGTTTGCGTATAAAAACGCAGACGCTCGTTTGGCTGAGGCAAAAAGCCGGGTGGACACCCAGTCGGTTGCGCTCAAACAGATTATCCGTAAAGCCCGGGAAGAGGGGGATATGGATACTGAGATGGAGGCGCAGGAGAGATTATCTTCTTTGGTTCTGGAGCAGCAGCAGATCCAGGCCGCGCTGCAGCAGCGCACCACCCAGACCCAACAGGCTCAAGCTCAACCTGTTCAGCAGGCCCAGCCACAACAGCAGGCTCCCCGCCGACCCGACCCCCGGGCCGAGCAGTGGGCCGAGGAAAATGACTGGTTTGGTAAGGATCGGGTAATGACGCATGCCGCCTGGGGAATCCATGCGGATTTAATTGAGAAAGAAGGGTTTGACCCTAACTCAGAAGAGTATTACGATGAGCTCAATAACCGTATCCGGGAATCCTTTCCACATAAGTTTTCTGGATACCAAAAAACAACCAGGACACCGCGCCCCGCGCAGGCGGTGGCTCCTGCCAACCGGTCTTCCGGTGTAAATAATGCGCGCCGCACTGTCCGGCTTACGCCGAGTCAGGTAGCGATTGCCAAAAAACTAGGTGTTCCTCTTGAGGAATACGCCAAATACGTGAAGGAATAAAAATGGACCAAATCGGCAAAACTGAAATCAAGCGCACTGCACGTGCTGCTGAAACTCGCGAAACTACCGCGCGCCGTAAACCGTGGGCTCCTCCTTCTCGCTTGGATGCGCCTGAGCCGCCTCCAGGATATAAGCACCGCTGGCTGCGGATGGAAGTAGGTGGTCAAGAAGATCGAATCAACATTTCCGGCAAAATCCGGGAGGGCTATGAGTTGGTTCGTTCGGATGAGTACCCTGATTTCCCCGTTCCTTCGGTAGAAGATGGTCGCTATGCAGGTGTAATTTCTGTTGGCGGCATGGTTCTCGCTCGTATTCCTGATGAAACGGCAGCTGAGCGCAACGCGTATTACCGCAGCAGGGCACAGGACCAAGTTACGGCAGCCGATAATGACCTGATGAAAACGAATGCTCACAACAGCATGCGTATCGACAGGCCAGTGCGGCAATCGAAGGTGACTTTTGGTGGCCCTAAGGCCGACTCTTAAACTTTTAAAGGACTTTCAAAATGGCAAATTCCAACAATCCATTTGGAATGCGCCCTCTAGGCAACCTCTCTGCCACGGGAGCGCAAAAGCAGTATTCGTACCTCATCAAAGAGGACTACGCCACGAACATTTTCCAAGGCGACTTGGTACGTATCGTGGGCGGTTACATTCAGCGTCTGTCTGGTGCTGATGAAACCGCTGTAGGCGTGTTCAACGGCGTCTTTTACAATGACCCCGTCACCGGCAAGCCCACTTGGTCAAACAAGTTCATTGCCAACGCCGCCTACACTGTGGACCTTCAGGCCGACATCATTGATGATCCCAGCCAGTTGTTCCTGATCCAAGCTGACAGCCAAGCTATTGTTCAAGCCGACATCGGCGAGAACGTTGGTGTCGCTTATGGCTCGGGCAGCGTCACGACCGGTCAGTCCGCTATGACCACGACTGGTGCTCCTGGAACCACTCAGGGCAACACTCTGAAGATCGTTGGTTTGTACAACGAGCCCGGTAACGAGCTTGGTGCTTATGCCAAACTCGTTGTTAAGATCAACAACCACAGCTACGGCAGCCTCGGCGTGACCGGCGTTGCATCGTAAGGAGTCTGACAAATGGCTATTTCACGTTCCCAACTAGTACAAGAGCTTGAGCCAGGACTCAACGCTCTTTTCGGTCTTGAGTATAAAAACTACGAGAACGAGCACGCCGAGATTTATGCAGTTGAGACCTCGGATCGCGCGTTCGAAGAGGAAGTCATGCTCTCTGGCTTTGATTCGGCTCCGGTCAAGACTGAAGGCGCTGGTGTTGCTTATGACCAAGCGCAGGAAGTCTATACCGCTCGTTACACACACGAGACCATCGCTCTGGCTTTCTCGCTGACGGAAGAAGCAGTGGAGGACAACCTCTACGCCTCGCTTTCGGCGCGTTACACCAAGGCTCTGGCTCGTTCCATGGCTAACACCAAGCAGATCAAGGCCGCCGCGATCCTCAACGGCGCTTTCACCACCTCCCTGGGTGGCGATGGCAAGCCTTTGTGTGCTGATGACCACCCGACCCTGTCGGGCCCGGTCCTCAAGAACGAGCTCTCCACTCCGGCTGACCTCAGCGAGACCTCCCTTGAGCAGGCTTTGATCGACATCTCCGCGTTCACCGACGAGCGTGGTCTGAAGATCGCTGTTCAGGGTATCAAGCTGATCATCCCGAAAGAGCTGCAGTTCACGGCCGATCGCATCATGAAGTCCACTCTGCGTGTTGGTACTGCAGACAACGACATCAACGCGATCAAGAACATGGGAATGATCCCCCAGGGCTATCGTGTCAATCATTACCTGACTGACCCCGAGGCCTTCTTCATCCTGACGGACGCTCCTAACGGCATGAAGATGTTCCAGCGTGTATCGATGAAGACTGGTTTCGAAGGCGACTTCGACACCGGTAACGTTCGTTACAAGGCTCGTGAGCGCTACAGCTTCGGCTTTAGTGATCCCCGCGGTATCTTCGGATCCCCGGGCGCAGCCTAAAAGTAGGAAGAAAAAGGGGGCGACAACGCCCCCTTTTTTGGCCCTTTAAATGGCAAGAACAACACCAATTAGGGTAGAGAATGCCATACAAAGTAGATGTTTGTGGGGTATACAAACTGGTTAATAAAGCTACAGGCCAGTGTTACGTTGGGCAGTCGCAACGTTGTAGGAAACGCATTAAAGAGCACTTTCGCTTGCTGCGGTGGAACAAGCACACAAACCCACACCTTCAAAACGCCTACAACAAATACGGTGCGGATAATTTCTACGGCGCCATTGAAGTAGAGTGTGAAAACCTAGAAGAGCTGGACAACATAGAAAACATGTTTTTAAAGAGGGACGCTTGGTTTGAAGAGCCTACCGTTTACAACATTGCTGACTTTGCTAAAGCACCAATGCGGGGGAAAAAACATAGCGAAGAGGTTAGGGAGCGTATTCGGTTAGGGAGAAGAGCTACCACCTTTGATTACAGTAGTGCGGAATACAGGAAAAGACTGTCTGATGGGCAAATGGCAAGGCTTCATTCGGACCCGAAGTTTGTTGCAAAAATCAAGTACATTATTGAAAATGATGACATGTCCTATGCTCAACGTGCTAGGAATCTAGGTTCAAACATTAGTTCTGTTCGACGTCTTGCGTTAAAGTATCAACACTTAAAAGGAGTATCAGAATGGCCCAAACCCGATTTTCTGGCCCAGTTGCCTCAGATAACGGTTTTATCGGAGGCACCGCCTCTTCCCCTATCACCGTAACAACCGCTCAAAACATCTCCAGCTTCTACGCAACATCGTCTGCGACGACTGGCGATACTCGTCTTAACTACAGCCGTCTTGACATCACTTCCACAGGCTCTGGCGAAACCATCCGTGCCTTTACCCGAGTAAGCGGCGCCAATGCTGCCACCGGCGGCACGGTCAACGGTGCCCATATTTCCCTGTCTGTGAACTCTGGCGGCACCATCTCCGGTGCAGGTAACGCTCTTCGCGTGACCCTTGGCGCAGCAGCCGGCGTATCGACTGGCGGTACCGTCGCAGCCCTGCAAGTGGATTCGGACCTGAATGCAACCGCTTCTGTTCCTTCTACAGCTTCGTTTATCCGAGTCACCAATACCAACACCACTAAGATTTCCAACCTCCTTAATCTTCCAACCCCGGCGGTTGGTCAGGTATTGGCTGCTGTTGTTGGCACCCCCACCCAGACGCATACCATCAAGTGTGTAGATAGCGCAGGCACGGCTTACTACATCATGGTTAGCACCACGGCGTAAGGATGGAAGTAACGAAAGAGTTTCTTCTAGCGGAGATTGAGAAAATGCAAGCGCAACGGGACCATGCACATGACGTGGCCGTTGCGTCCCAGGCGGCAATAGACACTATGAAAGCCTTAGTTGCACGACTTGATCT